AATAAACTGTTAAATTCGTATAAAAATTCTCGTCTTCATATGTGGCACCCGGTGGGATAGTTATAAATTTTGTGCCCGATTCGGTAGATGTGAATGAAAACTTAATTGTGGACTTATTTCTACTTCGCATTATAAAGCGTTTAGTATTTGCCGGTAATATTTGTGATACTTCTGTATCTGCATTAGGTATTGATATATTGAGTATTGTGGGCGTTGTATTACTTACCCCTAAACCTGATGCTATTGTATCTAATTTATCATGAGCTATTTGGTCATTTACTCGACGGTCAGTTCCACCATCATTAGTATTGACTATATAAGCTGCATTATCTTTATCATGTCGTCCACCTTTAGGTACTGCCATTATTTAGTCAGCCTTTCAGTTTCAGATATTTCATACCAACAATGCCATTTACCTTGTGAGTAACTAAAATCGAAGTAATGAAATCTTTTACTATGTCGTCTGTTGTTAGCTATCATTAACGCACGTAATCCTGCCTTAGTCTTTGATTCTAATGAAGATGGTGGTTGATTAGCTAATTCCAATATTAATCCTTAAAAAAAAATAGGGAGAGGCCGAAGCCCCTTTTACCCCCGTATGTAAAATTATGCGCCTACTAAATGAACGTTAAGTTTACCGTCGCTTAGATTTACGTCACCCATTAATAATGAGAAAGAGTAATCTGTTGCAAGGATAGTAACTTCTGCTCTTTGAGACTCAAATTTAATCTCTTGTTGCATAGCAAAACCAACAGCTTTAGGGCTGTAAGCAAAGGCTTCGTTAGATGCAAGGCCGTTGTGGACCATTACACGGAAACCATATATACGACCAATTTCACCCTCAAGTAGAGCTTCTCTAGAACCGTATTTATCGGCATTTCTAAAGTTGTCTAAAAGGATAAGATTCTTCTCTTGCTCAGGCGGAATTACTAACCACCACGAACCGTCTTCAGGTACATTTTGTTCTTTTAAAAGTTGTCTAGCAACCGCAATACCAGAAAGTTGGATACCAGCGGTAGTAACGCCAGATGTAGCGTCGCCGTCCATATCACGAACGTGGTCAGGTGCTGATGCACTAGCTTCTCTTAAACGAGCAATGATTTGATCATCAATGTAAATACCCATGTTTTGACCAGCAGATTTAGCTGCCTCAGCCTCAAGATTTACAGCCGATTGAGTGGAAGCTCTATCAGTAATTCTGTATGGTAAGTTTACATGCTTGTTTAAAAGAATTGCATCTGTTCCTAAAGTGTATGCTTGGAATGCTGTAGCAGTTTCGCCATCAACATTTTGAGCAGTAGGGCCAGAGAATCCAGCAGTGAATTTTGGTATTTCTACAGACTTGTCGCCCTTGCCTACGCTAGAACTATAATCTGTTACAGTTGGTCTTAATTTCGCAGCCTTTAAAAGTTCGTCCTGTACAATCGACAGTATTACTTCTCTTTCAACGGCAGCACTAGTTGTTGCACTATTAATAATAGCCATTTTAATCTCCTATATAATTATTGTTTTTTAAGTTCGTTCAAATATCTAGCCTTGGCCTCAAACGACATGTCACTAATCTTGACACCTTCTTTTGAATCAAAGCTTGTTGTTGTTGCAGTACTTGTGATATCTGCGTTTCCATCAACTGGGATTAATTGTGGATGTGCTTGTCTAAAATTATTGGCTTCGGTTCTGACACTTTCAGAGCTAATCGTGCCGTCTTCTAAGACTTCAATATTATCTAGATTTGCGAATGATAAGTAATCGTCTTTGATCTTGCCGCCTAATTCAGCTTTAAGAGCATTAACTTTTACAGAACGGTCATACAATTGGCGCTCCTTTATCATTTTATTCATTGCTTCTTCACTTTTTTGCTTTTCTTGATTATATAACTCTTCAAACCTATTTTGATCAATTAACTTCTGATCTTCTACTGCCTTTAGAGCTGCCTCTGCTGCGTTTCTTGCTGCTTCTGCCTCTTTTAACTGAGACTTATACTTGTGCATATCTTTAGACACTTCTTCATAAGCGTTCTTAGCTACGTAATCTGTTTTTGGTTTCTCCGTTACTTTCGGTTCTACCTTATCGTCAACACCGTTAACATTTTCTCCCATAATATTCTCCCGGCCACTGGCCTATTTGTTGTTTAGTCTTTTAATAGCGAGGTCCACCAATTTTTGTACATTTCTTGTAGTCCTATCTATTTGCTTTTTGGTCATTGCTAACCATTTAAAATGTCTTATTCCATATTGTCTACTTTTAACTTTTAGTAGAGCTGTTGCTTTCGCATTATTTTTCTTACCTTTAATTCTAACTTCGCCTATGCCTTTCTTAGCAACTACTTTTGTGGACTTTAACATGCGTCCTGATCTAGTTAAGTTAGATGTACTTGGTGTTGTATCGGCAGCTAATCTACCCCTTTCATTACTCCACTCTCTTACTTTAACTGTTACATCTGCTAATTTAGGTAATGATTTCTCTACGCCACCATCTATGTTTACGCCTTTACCTTCTTTGGTTCTATCAATCACTTCTTTTTGTACTGCGGTTGTAACAGCTCTCATTGTTTTAGCTCCGGCAGCTTCTCTTACTAACCTAGCCATTTCTCTTTGTAACTCTTTTAAAGTTAAAGCCATTATTCCTCTTCTTCTGCACGAACCGCTATTATCTGTTGTATTAGGTCATTCTCTGTGGACCCTTTCGGTTGGTACTTAACGGTGATGAAGGTTAACTCCGCCGCACTTAATCCTAAGAAATGAAATCCTTTTTCTCTAATCCACACAGACTTATCGTTTGATCTACCATTAGTAAATCCTATAACAACTCTACCTGCTAGTGAGGCATCTAGTACCTTTAAATCATCAAGCATAGTACCATGTAAATTAACGTTAGGGTTATTAATACTTTTACCTGCCGCTTTAAATTCTGGTGTGGCTGCATAACTCTTTTCATAACTCTTAAACCTTTGTCCACCAACACCTTTTTTTCGGGCTGATCGCTTGCGTATAAAATTTATTATGTCGTCGCCTATTTGCTTTCTTTGTGCGAATGATAATCTAGGGTCTATAAAGGCTGTATAAGTGTTCTTACTCTCGGCCATTACTTACCCATAGTCTCTTTTCGTTGAGCTTCTGCTTGGTCACTAGTTTTTTCTTTAGATTTACCTTCACCTTCCATAGGCATAGACATCTCTAACATAGCATCCATTTCTTTTTGTTTTTGTTCTTCTAATTCTTTTTGCCATTCATCTAATTGGTCTTCTGTGAAATCTGGATATAAGAACCTTAAAGCTTGTCTTTCTGACATTAAACTTTGATCTTGGTTCATCTTAATTTCTTCTAACTTCTGTTTCTGTGTCTTTAATACTTTCATCTCAGAGAATACAACACTAAAGGTGTCTGCGAACTGTGGACTGAACTTACGATTCTCATCTAATTTGTTCTCGGCGGCCCACACATTTTGTACCTTACTAATCATACTCCAAAGCTCTTGCTCATAATCTCTGAACATTTCTACTTGACCTTGTACTTCTTGAGTAGCGTCACCCTCATCCATTGCTTTAGAAAAACCAGAAGCTTCTCTACCCGGCATCATTGTACCAGTAACAGATGTTTTAATTCCAACAGAACTAAAGTATGCGCTTAATTCAAATTCAACTAACATTAATATCTTTTCAATATCAACCTTAGGATCTATAACCCCAATCTCAGGGTCGCCACCCTCGGCTCCTCTATCTCCTAGATCAACTAAAGCATCTGGATTAATGTCTTGTCCTGCTAGGTCTGCATTCTTAGTCCATATAATAGAGTGACTCATATACTGAGCAGCAAAGTTTAAATCTGTTAATAGCTTAGGTATTAGAATTGATATATCATAACCAGCTTGATTTGGAAAAGGAACTAAGTTAAAGCTAGATGTATTGAAATAACGACCGGGGATAACACCAAACTTATTCTTTGTGGACGTGGTGCCATATGTTGATTGCATTTTATCTAATCTAATATCGCCGTCTGAATCTATAATCATAAACTCATCGTCACTTGTTAAGGAGTAAAGGTCCACTTCTCGTATTGTATCTTCTACACCTTTAGTTTTATTACCTAGCTCATCATATTTCTGTTCTGCAACTATCTTTTGATCTTTACCTAACAACTTAATTAATACCGTCATATTTAAAGGATTGATGGAATCGTCACTAAACGGTAGGAACTGTTGATATGCTAATGTTCTAAATCTAATTTTTCTATTTTCAACAAATGGCTCTAAGTAAAATCCCTTATGAAGGTTAGCTACGTTATTACCAACATCTAAAGACTGATTTAAGTTACCATGTTTTTCAATACTATTCATTATCTCCTTGTCAACTGTATTATCAGTTAATCTTTTAGGAGGATTAGTATATACTTTAGAAAGTTTTTGTGTTGTCTTTTGGATTATATTTATTGATGGGATTCTTTTAATGGCTCTGTTATATGCAGCATCTGAGATAATCTCTTCTTTTAGAGACTCTTTAATATACTCTTTTACTTGGCCTTGCCATATCTCGAATAAGTTCTGATTGAACTGGAGGTAATCTTGGTGGTTTGTTATGTGAACTAGAATCTCTGGTATTAAATTTCTTAATGGTTTCTTAGTTGGCATATTTTTCCTTATTTATAACTAACAGTGGCTTTTCTTTTTGCTTTTACCATCGGGAATAGGTGCCAAGCTACATAACCTAACGTATCCCCTAAATGTCCTAGCATATCATCATTATTATCGTAAACCATCATCTCTAGATCTTTAATTAAATGTTTACACGATGGGTCTATTATAATTCTACCTTGCTCAAATAATCTATTTAAATTGTTATATCTATCTTTAACTCCGGGATTCTTAAAGTTTGCTAGTGGTAAGTTAGCTCTTCTTAAAATCTCGTGATCTGTTTGAAAGGCACCTTGTATCTTAGTTGTGCTACTCTTTCTTCTATTCCCAGTTTCATCGGGGACCACCTGTAGCGCTTGATACGGATATCTTTTTATTATTTCTTTTGCCCCTTCAAAGGTGTTACTATTTTCAAGACGCATTTCGCTTTTGACGTAAAGTTTATCACCCTTAACATAGACGAAAGTACCACATAGAGGATTAACGTTGAAATCAAGACCCACGTAAAGCATAGCATGAGGTATGTCAACCACAGTATCAAGATGTTTTCTCCTATCAAATTGGTAATATATCTTACCGCTACTTAAATTTACAAACTGTCCATCTAGTTCTTGTTGCGCTAACTTAGAGTCATAGTTCTTTCTGAGGTTCCTAATATAAGAGTCAGATAAGTTAGATGCGTTCTCCATAGTACTAGAATTAATCATGTTGGTATTTTCATCTGCTTTCTCTACAAATGTTTCGTATAACCAATTATATCCGTTTGGGGTTGTTGTACCCTTCCACTGACATGAACCTTTCTTATCTCTTATACGACCAATTAAAACGTCAAATGCTTCTTTCTTATAAAACGCACACTCATCGCTCCAAGCCCAACCAGCTTCAAAACCACGAAGATCATCATAGTTATCCATAGAGACTGCGTATATGACTGTATCTAAAACGTGGACCTCGCCCTTTTTTTCTTTATAGACGTATGGTATTCCCCATTCATCCCAGATTTTAAACAATGTTGCTAATGTCGCACGCGTTAACTGTTTATATGAGTTGGCTGTTATTACCCCAGTTACTCCGGGATATTTCAAAAGCATAGTTGTTACCCACGCTGATCCTGCCCAAGTTTTTCCACTACCTAAACCTCCGCCAAACAAAACAAAGTCCTGTGGAGCAGTTACAAACTGTCGCTGGGTTTTCGATAATGATATTTTCAATTTAGTTTTCTTCTACCTTGTCGCCGACCAGCTTTACGCCACTAAAGTCAGCTTCCTCAAATTCTATTAATTCTGGTAATTTAGATTCTGATTCGGTTTTTTCATATAGACCATGTAATCTGGCCTTTTCTTTTGTTGCATCTATCATAGACTTAATATTGTCTGTTTCTACTGACTTCTTATAAGCATAGTCTAATCTAAGATCAATCATCTGTTTTGTGGTTTCACGGGCTACCATGGACTCTTCTTGCATATTCTTCATGATGTTTTCATATTGCTTGCGTATTGCAGAATCCGTACAATTGTATGCAATGGCTAGATCTCTACATATATCAGCGACCGCTTCACCTTGAGCTAATCTACTCAAAATAACCTTTTCACGCTGTAACATGTCATATTTATTCGATTTTGCCATATACACCTCTACTATACACTGAAGTTTAGGCGCTAGGTTAAAATAACGTTCAGTATAAGGTATGAGAAAGATTAAGAGAATTGTAATTCATGTAACCGACTCAGATGATAGCCTAGACATAGGTTTTGAGGATATTAACAGATGGCATAAGAAGCGTGGATGGTTGTCTAAATCCGGCATAAGTTGTGGATATCATTACATTGTTAGAAGAAGTGGACTCGTTGAAGTGGGGAGACCCATTGAGGAAGTAGGAGCACACGCATATGGTTACAATAGAGATTCTATCGGAATAGTATGGGTTGGTAGAAAGAACCCCGACAGTGACCAATTTGCCTCGTTAAAACAGCTAGTTAGGGCATTAATGATTAATTATGAGATAGATATTGATAATATTGTTGGACATTATGAAGTGGACCCTAAGAAGACTTGTCCAAATTTAGATATGATTAGATTTAGAGCTGAGGTACTGTTTAAATGACATTTGTAGAATATTTGCGAGAGAACAAAATAAAGGTAACTCATCGCCAGATGGTTGTTGCAATAATGTTAACTGGTGTTAGTGAGTATATGGAAGCGTTTATGCACATAGCTTCGGGTAAGAGTTTTATTCTAAAAGAATTTGATAAGTATGTAACGTCAGTAGATACAAAGAGATATGAGGACTGGAAAAATGATCGGATACCGTAAGTTTACATTAGCTATGTGTTTTTTCTTTATTTCCCTGTTATTACTGCTGTTTAAGGTAATCTCTGGTGAACTATGGATAACTCACAACACAACGGTAGTAGTAGCTTTTATTGCTGGTAACTTGTCGGAACGACTAATTAATGTCGCAAAAACCTACGTGGACGATAAGATGTTAAGAGGTTTTAATAAGGATACATAGTGGACCCCCTGTACAAGAGATATAGGTGTGTAGGCCTCAAGC